GAAGAAGATGCGGTACTGACCCTTCTCGCGATTGAGAACGCTGCCAGTCGCCAAGTTGCGACGGGTTTGCATGAATGGTCGGATGCGCAGCGTCAGGGCGTTTGATTCGAAGTTGCCGTAATTCAGAGACGTGTTCAAGTTCATGACGCCACGGTCATCGAGCACGTAAGCTTGGTCCATGTTCTGCGCAGTAAATGGCAAGCCGCCAGTTCCGCTGTTGAACGTGGAGAGCTGGAACGTCTCGGAACTTGTTCCGTACAGGACGTTCGTGTCGTTACGGGTGTAGACACCCAAGGCGCCAGTGGTCTGGTTGCCTGGTAAAACCAGCAGGTTGGTGATTGCACCATTCAGCGCAATCTCTCCAGCGCCAAGCAGTGGTGACCACTTGTAAGGCTCGCCAATACCTGAGAACTGCAACGACTCACCAAATGCAAAGAACAAATGATTCTTGTGCACCGCGACTCGTGTGGGCACGTCTGTGGTCATGCCAGTCTTGATTGGCACATACACCGTGCCATCAAACTCAAAGCCACGATTGACGCCGTCACAGCCGTATATCTTCGTGTTGACAGTGCCACCACCAAAGTTGCCGATCATGGTTTCCACACGCCCGCTAGGCAGCAACGTGATCGCAGAGCTTGTGCCGTTGGCAACAGCCTTGTTGACCGTGCTGACTCGAATCACCTCGTTGTCAACAAACGTGCCAACCACCGCGGACAGGATGAACCTGCCAGCAGCGTCTGATGTAGACCATGCGCCTGACTCGAGTACAACGCGAGATACAACAGCGGATGCGCCACTGGTCAGGCCGTTGATCGTTTGACCATCAAACACCTCAGCTGTGCCGCCATCAAACTTGATCTCGTATCCGAGGTTGACTTGTACCCAACCAGACGAGGTTGACTTGTACAGATTGGCGGCCGTGGCTCCGACGTTGTTGCGCCAAGCGTAGACGACGTTGTTGTAGTAAGAGACGCCAATGATTGGACCCGACCCTGGTACGGCACTGATTGAGGTGCGGTACTCGTTGGCGGCCAGCCCTCGGTAGGTTGCATCGGTCAACCCATCGACGTCCATACCCTGCACGTTGGTCACTGTGCCCACGTTTGTCGCGCTGACTTGAATGGTCTCGCCAGTCAAGAATGTGCCAGTCTCGCGGGTGATCACAACCTTTGCGCCAGATCGTGCGATGACCTTACCTGTGGCTGCGCTCGTTACGCCCGTAACGGTATTGCCAACAACAACAGCTCCTGTGAGTGCGCATACCAAGACGTTGTAGTTTGCAGCCGAAGGGCTGTCGTGGCCGTCGTAGCGTTCATAGCCAGCGATGCGCGTGTAGCCACCGTTGATCGAGCATTCGAAGTTGGCAGCGCGTCGCGCAAAGCCTGGCGGCAAAGACAGCGTTGGGGTCACCTGATCCAATCCACCGTTGAGTTGGATCAGCTCATAATTTACTTTTGGAAGATTGACTGGCCGGTTGGTCATGTCAACTCCTTACGCCAATGGGTTGCCGAGAGAAACTTCAGGTAGCCATTCGCGCTCGAGCTGGGCCATCAAGGATGTCTCGCCACGCTCTCCGCGTGCGATCACCTCGGGCGCTGCTTCAAACAGGCCGTAGAACTGCATCGCCTTGTAGACAAGGATCTTGTGCAGGTGGGTTGGCAAACCAGTCGGCAAGTCGGCGTCAGCTGTCATCGAGGACGGCAGGCGCTGGTACTCACCAACCATTGTGAAAATTGCATTTGGAATCTGGCCAAGCATCATGGCCTTCTCCGTTGGATGAATGGCGAACACCACAGGTCGACCGCTCACCTGCGCGTTGTAGCGGTAGGTGTTGCGAAAGACTTGGTATTCCCATTCAACCAACCACTGCTCATCGTAGATGCCGATGTCAGTGCGATAGGAGCGCACCGTCTCTTTCCACCAGTAGCGCAGATCAGTCAGCGGGTTGCCGGTGAGATCGTTGGTGGTGGTGAAGGGTGCGTAGTCACCCTGCTCTGCGACAGTCTGGTAGCTGAATGGCAAACGCATCCAGCCCCAGTTGTCATACATACCCTGAAGCTCGAGCCAAGCGTCGTTGATGTAGGTGGCAAGGCGTGCAGCCTCGCCAGTCTGAGCAACGACAGATACTGGGCCAGCGCCAGGGATGCCGCACTCTTGGCGCAGCATCTTAGTTAGCTCGAGGTAGGTCATGTATTAAGCTGGTGTTTGCAAGAGTTGACGGAGCCAAGGTGCGCCCTGCTTTGGGCGAGGGTCGTGCATCACTTGGAAGGGGTAGGTCAACGACAAGACGTTGTCCTCGCGGAAACCCATACTGCCATCTTGGTTCACAATCTTCGTTTGACGCAGGCGCGATTGCTTGGCACTTGCCAGCACGGCCACGTGGTAACGACGGAGCTTAGCTTCATTGCCGCGCACGACCAACTTGTAGTCGCCGTTGACGTTGATCTCAACGAATGCGGGGTCGTTCTCGTTGTTCGGCTCTTGCACAAACACGGTCAGCTCGTCACGCATGAAGTCTTCTTGGTCGATTGCATCTGTGCTGATAACGCGGTCGGTGTCGATCTCGACGCCGCGTGCATTCTTTGCATCTTCGACTGATTGGACTGAGTTGACGATGTCTACGTTTTGAGAATCGACAGTAGCTTTACGCTCGTAAGTTGTGGGTTTTGATGACATGATGGTCTCCATGAATTAAGGGGTGACACCCACCCGAGGGTGGATGTCAGGCTGCAATTAAGCAGTCAGTGGGTTAGCTGGGATGTCAGCCAAGTTGTAGAAGGTAGCAGTCACACCGGAGGCTGACAAGTCAGTGCCACCAGGAGTGAAGTTGGTACCAGCAGTCACAGCGATGCGCAAGGCACCGATGGGGCAAACGCCTTTGGGGGCGTCAGCGAAAGGCAAGGCAACGCGGCCAGCAGCCAATTCGACGCTGTCAACGATTTGGCCAGGCAAGATCGACACGGCACCGGCGGCATCCAAGAAGATGCTGTAGATGCGAGTAGAGCCGTTCACGCCGCCAGAGAAGCCACCGTTCACTGCTTGCACACCACCAGCAGCAGCTTGGTACACGGTGGCACCAGAGTAGCTGATAGCGATGTTGTCAGTGATAGCCTTGCTGTAGAAGCGGCCGTCCAAAGCGTAAGCGATGGCAGCAGCGATCTGGATGGTGTTAGCGTTTGTGCCTTCAGCCAATGCGCCAGAGTTCAAAGCGAGCGTTGCGCCTTGGGTGAGAGATAAGTTATCCATTTGGAAATTCCTTTAAAAGTTTCGGGAAGGAATGAGGGCCGAAGCCCTCAATTCATTACAGACCAGAGGCAGCCACTTCGACGCGGACCATCCAGTTTTCGTTCAAACGCACAGCGTTCTTCCAGAAGTTTGCGCCGACATAACCGAACTGACCCATTGGGTTAGCGTGGGTGATTGTCTTCGCGGGCAAGTAGATTGGTTGAATGGCGTTTTGGCCCTTCAATGCAACTTGACCCCAAGCTTCTTGGCCAACGACCATGATTGGGTACACGTCAGCGGTGGTACCAGTGGTGCCGCCGTTAGACAAGAAAGCGCCTGCAGTCACAGTGCCACCAGCAGCCAAGAATGGCTTGAAGTATGGAGATGTGATGATGCGGAAACGCTCAACAGTACCGATCTCGCGCTCGTGCACTGGCTTTTGCGAACCGTACTTAGCCACGGGTGTGAACACTGTCACGCCGTTGACGGCCAAGTTACGGAAGTCGGCTTCCAAGTCAGTGTGGATGAACACCAAGTAGCCAGGTTCGATAGCGGATGTACCGAAGTTCACGCTGGCAGACAGACGCTCAGTCACGAGTTGTGCGTGTGCGCTTTCCAATTGGCGAGCAGCTTGACGCAACTTGTTCACGGACACAGCAGTGTTCACAGCAGTACGCACGGTACCGTTGGCAAACACGACGTTGGTGCCGCCACGAACCACACCGTAAGAGATCAACTCTTCCAGAGTAGCCATGTGCTCGCCAACCAGCTTGACCATGTCAGCAGGGATGTCGTCTTCGTACAAAGACTCAGCCTTGCTAGAGATTTTCATCAACACGCCGTACTGTTGCAATGTCACTTGCACGTCTTGATACGTGATGGTGCGAGCTGCTGGAGTCACGCCTTCTTGCATCAAGTAGTTGCTTGCTGTCACGTTAGGAGCGCCGTTTGTGCCAGCATCCAAAGGAAGAGCACGACGGAACACCACGGTGTCAGTCTTGTTTTGAGGGACTTGTTTTTGTGAACCGAAGGTTGACAAAACTTTGATTGGCTGAGCATGCTTGAGCATTTCGCGCTCGGCCATGATGAGGTTCCGTGAGGGAACTAAGGAATACGTTTGCATGGTTAATTACCTTTTTGCTTATCGAGTTCATCGAGATAGCGCCAATATTCCTGTGGCGACATGTCCTCTACTGCTTTGCCGCGTGCGGATGAACCGACGCTGCGACCAGAAGGGATAGCCGCCGCAGAGCTAAGGCGCTGCGTTTTGTTGTTTGACGTTGCTGAGTTAATGGCCTCGTTGTGCAGATCAAGCAATCGAATTGCATCTCGCGGGCTTTCGCTCGCCGCAAGCATCTGCACCTCTGGTTGTTGGCGCTGAAGCCAACCCATAAATTCAGGCGTCTGTACACGATCTTGCCAACCTGGATGCTTCGTTTCCACCGCAAGCTCTGAACGCATTTGAGCAATCTCTTCGTGACTCACGCCACCTTTTTGATTTTCGAGTAACGCCTTGAAGCGTTGCTCTTGCTCTTGGAGCTGCTGTTTTAAGGCAGACTCCATTGCGTCCGCGAACTCTGGGTACTC